GTTTGTATAACCCCGTCCTGAATAATACTGTTACTTGTGGTCAGAGTACCTGTAACGGCTAAAGTACTTGATATACCTACTGCACCAGAGAATGTACCACCAGATTTAGGCATACCACCGAGAGTACTCAACGCTGCACTTGCTGAGGTGCTACCAGTACCCCCCTGGGAAATACTGAGAGCAGTAGTCAATCCAGTTAGACTTGTAATATCACTATTTGCTCCAGAGGATGCACTACCTGAAACATCGGTATTCGTAAGGACTACGTTTGTACTGAGATTTTTACCATTAATTGTTAAGGATGTTGGTACTGCTCCTACGTCACTCGCAGTTAATGTAATATCCGCTGAAAGTACTTTGTTATTAACTTTTCGCGTTTGGGGTACTAACGGTATTGTTAACCCGGTAAGAGATTTAATATTACTGTTTACACCGTTAATATCGGTGTATGCATACATCCCCCATGCACCCCATGAAATAACACCTGAACCGTTTGAATACCCGGTGCGTGTATACAAGTCGTTCGTGTTATACCTGTAGTACATTTGCGTACAGCTTTTAACGTGAGTTGCCGAGTTTTGCAGTACTACTAATGTCCCCGCAAATTGTACTGGATAATTCAGTACTGCTGTGGCATTTGCATTTAAAGGTTGTTGATAATAACCCTGTACCGTTCCATCTAAATCATTCAGGTCAGTACCTACTGGGATAATCCCACGACTAGGTAATGCACCTACAGCATCTGCATTTAACGTGATGTTACTGGTTAACGGAATGCCGTTAATCGTTAGTGATGACGGTACAGTACCTTCGATATCAACCTGAGTAAGGACTACATTTGTACTGAGACTTTTTCCATTGATGGTGCGACTAGTCGGTACTGCCCCCAGATTCGTTAAAGCTGCGGCTGCTGTAGTAGCTCCCGTGCCGCCACCAGTGATCGGAATCGCTGTAGTCAGTCCGGTAAGAGACTTGATAGTACTGTTCACGCCTGCACTGGTAATATTTGCAGTACGAACCCATGCTGACCAGGTTACAACCCCACTGCTGTTACTTGTGCCTGTCCTGTTCCAGATATCGTCACTGCTGGAAGGATAATAAACCTGAGTACAACTGTTTGCGTGAGTTACGCCACTCTTCAGTACAAACAATGTGCCACCTACAGCAACTGGATAGCCCAGTGCAGTAGTGGCATTTTGCGAAATTGGCTGTTCAAATACTCCAAATGTAGACCCGTTCAGAGTATTCAGGTTCGTGCCTGCCACGATGGTTCCGTAGTACGGCATTGCTGATACATCCAGGGCACCCAGTACTAAATCATCGCTGAGTACTTGCCCGTTGATCGTTCTTGTCGTTGGTACTGCTGATACGTCTGCTGCGTTCAGAACAATGTTGGTACTTAAAGGCTTAGAGTTCACGGTTACGGTTTTAGCAACACCGCCCAGGTTTGAAAGTGCAGTTGCAGCAACGTTTGACCCAGTACCACCCTGTGCAACACTAAGTGCAGTGGTTAAGCCAGTGATACTTGTAATATCTGAGTTAGCACCTGATTTAGCACTACCGGAAATGTCAGTATTTGAAAGTACTACGTTTGATGAAAGTGGCTTCCCGTTGACAGTAGTTGTTTGTGGAACACCATTAAGGTTTTGCAGTGCCTGTGTATTCGTAACTGCCCCTGTGCCGCCAGAACTGACCGGTAATGCAGTACTCAACGTTGCAGATGAAGCGTTAAGACCACCAGTAATCGTCAGGTTGCCAGTACTGGAAAGTGTCAGAGCATCAGAACTATCAGTACTGGCACCAGTGGCTAATCGGTAGTTACCTGCCTGGACGGTTTCATGGAAGATTGTATCCCCATTACCGCCACGCATTTTACGCAAATAAGATTTAGTACCTGCTGCGGCTGCGGATAGTGATGTATGACCATAAGTTGCTGCTGCAACACCGTCCTGATTAATTGCCCCGTTGACAGTTGCTCCACCAGTTAAAGTACTGGCACCTGTCACGGCTAAAGTACTGGATAGTGATAATGTTGTTCCTGACAGGCCACCTGTCAGAGTACCGCCCGTCTTTGGTAGACCATTCAGGTTACTGAGTGCTGTAGCGGCTACAGAACTACCAGTACCACCATTTGATACAGGCAGGATTCCTGAAACGCCCTGTGTTGCACCTGCGTTAAGTACTGGTTTATTAGCTGTGCTGTATACCTGATCGTATACGGTACTATCAGTATTCTTAATGTACAGACGTGGAGTACCTGATTCAGTAACGACCATCTGTGCTTTACTCATACCACCACCATCTACAAGGCCAACACCAAGTAGATCAACACCGCCAGGATTCATCGTATTTGTAACTGGTACTTTAATGAATGAATTACCGCCGTCTGATTCATAATGCGGTACGGTAATCCCATCAGCACCTACCCCAAAATTACCCAGTACTAATGGGAATTGATCATCAATCGTTCCCTGACGAACGATAGAATCAGGCGTAAAAGTCCAGGTACGCCCGTATACTTTATTAATATCAGCGTCATCTTTTTGTGCAGTAATACGACCATTCAGAATAATGTAGTTCTGGCGTAGTGATGTCTGGCTTTCATAAAGACTGAACTTCAACTGAAATGAACGATTTACAGCGTATGCATTGCTGAGGAACATATGACCTGTATTTGTTGGTACATAATTTACTACAATGCTGATGTTGCTGATTTTAAGACCACCAGTGATGATGCTAGTAAATTCCTGATCATATGTTTCAATTGTTTGTGTGGTACTGTTGATTTTAACTTCTGGAAATGCAGCCAGGTTATCAATAATCGTATAGATAGATGTTGGGTATGTATTATTCAGATCAGTACTGTAGGATAGCAACGTGCGGTTGCCGAGCATGATTCCTGCCATTATTGTTATTCTCCATTATTTGTAGCACGTGCAATGTAATTAATCTGGCACGTTGTCATAATGGTATTTATGGCTGTATCCGGGTCGGTATCATCGACTACTGAGAGTAGTTTTAGTGAACTGACATTGATTCCCTTCTCTAACAGGCCAGCAACTAATTCAGTACTGAATAATACTGAATGTACTGAATCCATTGTTTGTTGTGCTTTTAATTCACTCTGCGATGTAACCAGCACATCCATTGTCATCATTACAGAATGTCTAGTACTGTATTCCAGTTGTTCGTATTGTTCAGTTACATTGCTGATCATCAGAATGTAATCATTGGATGACTGACTATTAGCTTTTGCGGCCTTTCTTACTTTCAAACCAGAAGACGAAAAAAGGCTTGAAACATGATTTTTAATAATTGAAATGTTCATGTATTCAAGCCTCTGTAATAGACGTTACATAGACCTGACAGATCATCAATGATGTTATAAACCTCATACTGAACATTATTCAGTACAAAGGAATCATCATAGGTGATCTGGTCACGGCGGCATGTAAAGTAGTTTTCTGTTGTTTGTATCAGTCCTTCGGTAGTTTGAATTGCTATTTCGGACTGTTCGAAAATGACAGTAATAGTACTGCCATTGTCTAGTACTAAAGGTTCGCCAAAACTGTTAATCAGAGCATCCATACTTTGCGTATTAAATGCTCTCATCGGATTAGGCCAGTTTGATGATACGGAAGGCTTCAGGTACGAGTACTGCGAAGTCCAGATCAGCCCAAACGCGAGCGATTACAGAACCACGATTACGGTTAGTGGTATCATCCATATCCAGCTCAAGAGAATCACCCCACTGTGCAATAGCAACTTTGGAGAAGTCACCGAGGATAATGAAGTTCTGACCAGCCAGTACTTTAGAGTCGTAGGCAGGTACACCACATAGATCACCTTCATCGAACAGGTAAACGCCTGCGGTGTTCTCACCACGCAGAGTACTACGCAGAGTTGCTTTGGTCTGTGGAGACATTACAGCCGCAATAGAACCGTAAGAAACGCCTTCATCACCCAGTTGGCCTTGTGCTGCTACGATGCCTGCATAGGTATATGCGTCTACAGTTTCGACTTTACCCGCTGCTACTACTGCATCTACGATTCCTTTCAGGATCAGGGCTTCCAGACGTTCAGCAGAACCAGCAACAATGGCCTGTGAAACAATTTGTTCTACCTGTGGGCAGGATTTAACTACGCTGCGTGACAGTGGTACAGAACCAGTGAAGGTTTTAGGCTTCAGTACTACAGATTCGAAATTAGCATCTACTTCTGGTGATACACCATTCTCAGAAATAAATCCGAAACCTGCGGTGAAATCACCAGCCAGTTTAGGTACTGCAATTTCAGAGGTCAGTCCGGTAAACATCTGTACTGGGAAATTCTTAAGAACAGATTCAGCACGCAGAATATCGACGAATGAACCGTAGAGTACATCAGTGTGAATAATATCTTTTGCGGTCGTGGTAGTTACACCAGCACGTACAGCCTGTCCGAAATCAGCGTTAGCAACTACTGCACCGTTTTTACCATAGGTCAGTGCATTTTTATCACCGTCCATAATAGAACGGATCAGAGTGTTAAGGGAAAATTCCATTTTGTTATCATCCTTGATAATGGGTTTATTTTTAATTTGTTGGCGAAACGCATCAATGCTTAAGCCAGTTTCGATTGCCTGATTTGTAATTTCAGCGTGGATATTGAATGCACGTGAAATAGCGTTAATTTCGGCAATGCGTTTTTGATCTTCTTCGGCCTGTTCTTCCTGAACGGCTGAATCATCATTTTGTTCTTCTGGTTCCGGCTGTTCGCCATCACCATTAATTTCACTAGTATTTATCTCTTCCGCTTCGGTATCGATTTCGGTATCAGACTCAGTACTAGTAACAGTACTTTCAGTATTTTCATCGGGTTCATTTTCAGTTTCCTCTTGTCGCTGTTCCTCTTGTTCGGTTAGCTGCTCGTCGTTATTTTCAGTTTCGGTTTGTTCCGGTTCCTGTTCTTCTTCTAGTGAACGGCCTACACCTACAAGGTCATCAGCGGGTACTGAAACCATGCTAATTTCGTAAGGTTCCCATTTGGTAACTAGGAGGTTTTCACCTTCAATTCGATAATCGAGAATGGAATAACCTACGCTGACCTTTGACAAAGTACTTTCACGTACCATTTCGAACTTTTCAGCACCCATACCAACTGAACTGAAACGCACTAATGCACGGCCTACATGGTCAGCATCAATACTGGCTGACTCAATAACGCCGATATGATTATCAAAGTTGTGGTTATAAAGCAGAGCGGCCTTATTCTGTAGTCGTTCTAGATTGACGTTCTCAGGGTTATGCAGAAGAATTTCGTTATATTCCTGACCACCGATAGTACGTACTACTGGATTTTCAGAACTGAAAGCTAACAGTACTGTACGGTCGTTATTATCAGAGAGTACGTCACTCGTTAACGTCATCTCCCGTTTCTGGTTCTTGAATTTCATTTGAACTTTCCTTGTTCATTGTTTCTGTTTTATTTATGTTCATCTCCGTTTCACGTTGTATTTCCTCAAACACATGTTGTGGTTCCATGCCTAAATCACGAATAACTTGAGACTTCGACTTGACCCCCATCGCTAGTAATACTTGTTCGTACTGAGCATCTTTATTAGGATCAAGCGAGACTTGCTTAACAGTAATGAAAGTACTGTTAGCGATGTTTTCAAAGTTGGTGAAACTCAGTTCTTTAAGTTCGGATACCATGATTCGTTTAATGAACTCACGGTAGATAGGCTTTAGTACTTTAGAAATAAGGAGATTTGAACGAGTCTTAAACCCTTCACGACTAATACGGTCTGCCATCTTCGCAGCACTGAAACTAGCGTTTTGAGTGTCACCAGTTAACATCGATTTGGGTACAGATAAGCCTGTTGAAATCGTTGTAAGTACTGCGTCTGAAAACTCTGTGATTTTGTCAGTACCTGCCTGCGGGTTCAGAGTCTGAATCTGTTGGCCTGGTGCAAGTTCTTTAATACTGCCCGGTTCAAAGTGTTCAACGTATTCACGCTGGTCTGGTTCACCGTCTAAGAGTTCATCCTGTGTATTATCGCTATTGGTAATGAACCCCATAGCCGAACTTGCGATCTTCTTCTGTAGTACTGCCGCTTCGTTATAGCTATTGAAGTCCTCCAGGGTTTTCATTACTGCAATACAGTCCGGGAAACCTCGTTCCTGTCCTGGGAATTCTGGAATGAAATAATGCAGTACTTCACTGGCTGGTACACGTTGAGTACTGTTGGTCTGAATCGTGTAATTCAACGGGTTAATATCGGCAACGTGATAAGCCAGTACTCGACCGTGCTGATCACGCTCTATCCCATTACTGATGTACGAACCGTTTTTCAGTAGCTCGTTTTTAGTACTGGGAATACGACTAGCATCGATGATTGATACCTGTAGTTCATCACCGTCTGTATGTAGTCGAACAAAACATTCACCATCAGTAGCTCTTGCACGCTCTACCAGTTGTTGAAAGATGTCGAATGACAGAGAACCATCAGTACTAAAGCGGTTTGCATCTGATGCCCACTCGTAAAACAGCTTGTCTAAACGGTCTGCCAGTACTGGATCGGTTTGACCATCGAGGCCAATCGGTGAAGGTCGAACGGTGATACCGTCTGCCCCTGCAACTGTGCCAGAACTCAGTGACACGTATCGACGTGCATACGGGTTTTGCAGTACCAGTGAACGGCTTGCATCACGTAGCGATGTTAGAGACTGTCTCAGTACTGCATTGATGTTGACGTTCTGAACACCAGTACCGTAAGAGCCGATAATCTTTGTTGGTAGGCCGGTTAGTGAACGGCTTTGGGGTTTGAATTCAGTACTGGTAGGTTGATATTTACGGGTTTGTTTGGCGGGTTTCGGGGCTGGTACTGCGGGTTGTTCAATTTGCCGTTTGTTAAAAGGCCACATTCCGTGTGATCTCCTGTTATTAGCGGCAATGAATAGTACTTTTAAAGAACGTATTGCTGCTTGTTTTGTTTAGTTTTTTCTTGAGGTCATTGACCTGTTTAGTAATACCATTTCTCAGACTGGTCAAAGTATTAAGATCTTCTTTTACGAGAGTCTTGTTGTTTATAGTCAGAGTACTGGTATCACCTGTAATTCTTGCACTGATGATTTTATTAAGGTCATCAAGTTGTGATTGCAGTTCTGTTAATCGTGATGTCTGTGCCATCGGGTCAATGACGGTGACAGTACTGATAGTTAATTCACCATTATTGTTATATACGACTGAGTAATAACCCGGATTCCAATTTGTGGTGTCGATAGTTACCGTTTCAGCATCGTTCTGTGTGTTGTGTGTGAATAACGTATCAGTACTATTCCCGATTTTTAATTTTGTATTAGGTTGTAGTACTTCGTGAAGTACTTGACCGATATATACTGTTTCTTTCATGTTTATTTATCCTTAGCCGAACCATGATTTACCAATACTTTTAGCAGTTGGTTTAGTGTATTTATTGTTTTGTTCGGAAGGTTGTTTGACGGGTTGTGATTGTTCAGTACTGGTAGTTTCGGTACGGTTGCTACTGCGATATTCACGCAGTTTCTTGAACGGTTGACCGCCTAGTTTACTTAGAGCCAGTTTCATCATGCAGAGGCTGTAGACCAGCGTATCAAGTGCCTCATTACGACGGCCTGTGATCTGTTTCCATCGAACACCACTACCCGAACGTTCTAAGTTCTCTGCTGTGACCTGTTCGAAATAGTCATCAGGCAAATCGTGTGCAAACCGTAGCGTTAGTGGTGCATCTGCTAAACCTGCTACTGCATTGTTTAGCAGGCTGCGTACCCAGTTCTTACCCTCGTGTACGTTCAACATGTAGAACTGACGGCCTTCTGAGGTACTGCGTTTGAACAAGTCACCTTTGGTATTCGAGCTGCCCTTAATCATTTCGAACTTCTTATACTGCTGACAGAAACTGTGTACCGTCTGCATTGCCCTACCGTTACCACCGTCAACAGCTACTTTCAGTACTGGCAAATCACGCCCGGATACTGTTTTGAAACGTTGATTACAGAACGCCGCAAGGTCTGTATAGGCTTTTGCCCCTTTGATTTCACAATTAGGGCTATAGAAGTAACGATGCCCGAGAACGAATAGTTCTGTTTCGTTAAAACCTAATACAGTTGCTTCAAGTCGGTCTAATTGCTGGTCACAACCTACGACAATTCCCAGTACTGAATCTGGTATATTCTTTAAATCGAATGAGTCATCACGTAAGTTCTCTAATGCTAGATCGTCAAGTTCTTCTTGAAGGTCTGAATAATGAAGTCCAAGTACTGTATTGTAAAATGACTGGTAGTTGTATTCGAACCAGGCTAATTCAAACTCTTTTGCAATAGCCTGAATAGTACTATTCGGTGAATACAGGCGGCTAATATAGAAACCTGCTGTATCAGTTACAGATGGGTTCTGAGCTATCCAACGTCCACCAGCTACCATCTTAATACGCTGTGATTCTGTTATTTCATTATTGCATTCTGGGCAGTGTAATTTTGCAGTACTGGCATCTGGAATATCACGCTTGCCGTTCTTCTTCCATTCAAATTTAACGTTCTCCCATTTCAATGTATGTTCATGCTGGCAGTGCATACATTTTACAAAGTACTCACGTTGATCGCTGTTCTGGTACTCTACATCAATTGCATCGCCTGAAAATGTAGGAGTACTTGAAATGAGGATTTTGGCTTCCTGTCCGAAGTCAGTAGCCCTCTGCTCTGATAAGCGGATCGGGTTCCCCTCTTCTGAGTGCTGATCGATTGCAGATACTTCATCAAGTATGATTCGCTTGAGGGTTTTACCGCGTAGTGCTTTAGCAGATCCGAGAGTCATGAAATACAAGAAAGAACCGTCTTTTAGTTCTGTCTGCTGTTGGTTATTTGCTTTCGTCTTGTCGTTCTTGTCTGTGACTAAATCATTAAGTACTGGTACAGCTTTAATCGTTTTATCAATCTTCGCTGACTTCCACTGTTTTAATTCTGATAATGAACTCTGTGCAATACCGATGTTGCTCGAATCAGTACCCATCCAATAGAACAGTGCTGAATTGAGTAGAGTAGTCTTTGCTATCTGGGCACTAGTTTTATAAATAACTTTTCGGTACTGGTCAGACTCAATAATATCTAACATCTCTTTCTGAAATGAATATAGCTTTAACTTCTGTCCGGCTGCTGCACCATCAGGGAGTACTAAATGAGTCTCAGCCCATTCACTGGGCTTTAACTTCTGTGGAGGTTTGATTATTGGCACTGCATATTTCAGTACTGTTATTGTCTTGTTCATTTTGTCCGGCATCCTTGCCTTGTTCGTCCTCTTCTGGTACTTCGAATTTCATATCACCGATTTCATTCAGCATTTCGTCAATTCTGGCCTGTAATACTCGCTTAACTTTCAGTACAGAATCTTGTTCAAATACTTCGTGTTGAATTTTGTTCGGTAGTGAACGGATATAATCACGCAACGTTTTAAAATACTGGGTAAGTTCTCTGTGAACTTCTTCGGCTGGTATCAGTTGTTCAGTACGGGACAGTACTTCCGCTTCTGCTAAATCCGCTTCCGCCCGCATTTTACGCAAACGTTCTAATTCAATTTGTTCTCTTATATCTGTTTGTCGTAATGGAATAAGAACATGATCAATTATCCATTGCCTTGTTTCATCTTCATCGTTTAAGGGCATCCCTTTTGCTTTCCACTGTCGTACAGTACTTTCATCGTAACCGTATTGTTTTGCTATTGCTCTTTGGCTAATCAAAATCAACATCCTCCATTATTAGTTAAAGTATTTATGATTTTTGCCGATATACCATTATCAAAATAGAGGATATCAATATGACCGATAGAGCGGATTCTATAACTGTTAAAACCATAATGGATGAGTTTTTAAAAGATGAAGGCGTAAGATCAAGATTAAGAATGATTCTCAAACGAAATAGGAATGATTGGGAAAAGTGGTTACAGGTTGAACTCGAATACTTCATTTCACAGACTCCGGGCACTCAGGTTGAAAGAGAAGTTCTAGCCTTCCCCGATAACAGAAAATTACGTGAACAGTACAGTATGTTCATTGACCTAGCGTTCAGAAGAAAACGCACACGCACAAACTCGTATATTTTCCTCGAACTTAAATGCTCCAGGAATCCTCAAACACTAATTAATGGTTTTGAAAAAGACGTTAAAAAGTTGCTTGCTCTCAAAAAGTGCTTATTAGGTACTAGATCGTTTTGGTGCGTAGGGTTCCATCTTAATTGCACCCCCGCTAGCTTGAGTAAAATAGATAAGTTTGTAAAAGAGTGGCATTACGGATTCAGTAAGGTTTTTAATCTATGCGATTGTGGTGATG